CAAAAATCAGAGGCATGAAATATCTGCATTACAGACCGGACCTTGTAATAATTGATGATGTTGAAAATGATGAGCAGGTCAAGAGCAAAATGAGAAGAAAACAGATGAGAGAGTGGTTTTGGAGTCAGGTTGTCCCGGCAGTGATGGACACAGACAGGTCTCCCATTGACGATGTGATAACAGTATGCAGACCGAGAATAGTAGCCGTGGGCACGATATTACACAAAGACTCATTCCTTATTAATATCAAAGAGGGATACCCTGAGAACGGCTGGCTTATGCACTTTCACATGTGTGTTGAAGAAGACGAGGAGGACAATAGATATTCATTATGGGATGAGGCGTTCTCAGTTGATTATTGGGATAAGAAGAGATTGGAGTATAAGCACAATGGCATGGAAACGGCATTTATGCTTGAATATATGAATACCGTAGTAGCCGAAGATGATATGATTATACCGATAAGGCATTTGAAGAGATACCGGCTGGATGAGCTTGACACCAATGGACTGAAGAAATATTTGAGTGTTGACATAGCCTCTTCAAAGTCAAGCGCTGATAGGGATTACAATGCTCTTGTTGTGTTGGGGGTGCACCCTGATTCCGGGGGTATATTCGTGTTAGATGCCCGCAGGTATAAGACGAACGATATAAATGTAATGATAAACGAGATACTCAGTCTGGGAATCACATGGAATGTCAGGAAGATAGTATATGAGCGGTCAGGGATACAGAATATCATAGAAGTCCCCATGAGGAATGAAATGAGAAACAGGGGGACATACCTGCCCCTGCATGGGCTCACCACTTCTAACATAAGCAAAGAGGATAGAGTTAGGATGACGGTAGCATACAATGTCGGAGCGCGCAGGCTGAGCATGCCCGTGGACGAACACCTGCAACCAGATATGATAGAGCTATTAAACGAGATGTCGGACTTCCCGAATGGTAAACACGATGATATGGTTGACTCTCTTGCTATGTGCATAGTGGGATGTGACCCCAAGGCTGCGACATTCAAGGAATACCACGGCGAGACAAGGCCGGCTTCTATAAGTGCTATGTGGGATAAGATAAAAAAAGAAGATAGGGAAAATAGATTTTTTGGCGGGAAGACAACCCGTTCGGGCTATAATTATATAGACTGATGGAGGCGGAATGGATGATAATATAGGCGCGGTTCAAGTCACGGAAGACAGCAAGCAAATTAGAAATACCATAGACTGGGACAACCTTGAAGACTCCAATGTGGTTAAGATAGTAAGAGAACGTCTTACTAATTCAAAATATCATCCGAAGAGGAAAGAAAGAGAAGAGGTGTGGGAAGACTGCTATAATCACTGGAAGGGAAAATATACAGAAGAAAAAGTTATTCAAATGAGGGACACCACGCAGCTTGCAGAAGAAATAGTAGCGGAGATATTCCCCTTGATATTTGATGATAAAAAGATAGCAAAGGTAGAGCCGGGAGAAAGAGCTGTTGATGATAGAATGGCAAGAAAAGTAGAGTCATTTTTTCACTATCAGTTCTATCAGCATAAGAAGAGAATCAAGAAAAAAATGAGAAGCTTTTTGGACCAGTTCACTCAATACGGAACGGCGGTAGCAAAGTTCGCTTATCACAAAAGAGTGGTGCATGAGTCGCAAAGAACCAAATTCAAGTTTCTCGGTATAGAGGTAAAAGACACCAAAAGAGTCACAGAGCAATTCCCGGTATTTGAAGTCCCGGACATATTCAATGTGTATCCTGATATGGATGCAACAGACCCGTCTCAAATATCCTATGTCGTAGAGATAGTGACAGTAAGGCTCAGTGAGCTTCTGAATGCCGAAGAATTCTATCTTAGGGAATCTGTTGATAAGCTATTTCAAATGAAACAGAACGGCTCATTAAAAAAGAAATCCCTTGAGGCTTTGAAAAAATTATCAAATGCGAACGATCAGCAGAGAGAGCAACCCTCCGAATACAATACAGAAGAGAATTATCAATATGACGAATACGATCCGCTTATAGAATTATGGTATTATTATGAGAAAAATAGAGTGGTTGTAGTCGGTAATGGGCTCGTGGTATTACACAATTCCGAGAGTGAATATGATAAAAAGGAAATTCCCTTTGTTTTCGTCTCGAACTATCTTGACCATGAGAGCATATACGGATTATCTGACGTAGAGTTGATTATGAAAATGCAGGAATACAAAGACTCAATGCTACAGAGGATATATGATATGGTTTACACGGCTGGCAAAAATAAACTTCTTGCCCCTGAAGAGGCCGAGATAGATCATGAGGAACTCATGGACAAACACAACAGGCTTGTAAGGTATAGAGATATGCCTGACGCAAAACAAAAGATATTCCCATTAACAATACCAACCCCAAACTATGCCCCGGCAATGGATATGGTCGGGCACTTTGATGCTAAGATGATTTCAACAGTTAAGGGACAACAGAAGCAGGGTATACCGAGGGTTGCAGCTGATGTGTATAAAACAGAGGAGGCGCGGAATAAGGTATTCCTCATGAAACTGCATGCTCTTGAAACCTTCATAATGGATTGCTTTGACTGGTATAAGGCATTGAACATACAGTTTATGCCGGAGAAACAGCAGTTCAAAGACAAGAATGCAAAAGGTGAAAAGATATGGTCTGAGATGACACCGGAAGAATTGTCTTATAGATTTGAGGTATCATTCAGAGGTATCAAGAATGCCTCGGACAGGGATATAATGTTCATGAGAATGATGAACCTTTACAACATTCTCATTAACAGAGAAGACATAAATCAGGATTATATGCTGGAGCTTCTGGTGAGATTTGCCGGGATAGAGAATGTTGAAAAGTTAATCAATGAATATAAGAAGCCGGAAGATCAGAATAGAATGCAAGCCATGTTAAGGCAAGCTGCGGCTCAAGGCGGTATGGGCGGACAAGGCAAAAGCGGAATAGGCAGCAGCCCCGGACCTGCACTCGGAGTTCCCGGTGAAGAGGCTCGCAGAAGAGATGTAAGCACGGCATTCAATCCGAACAATTCAAGCAACGGTGGCATAAATGGACTATAAAAGATACAGAGCTATGACCCAAATGAACGAAGAGGAACTTGCGATATTCAATGAAAACTATAAACAGAAAATCATTATCTTATTGGAATATAAAATATCAAAATCAATTGACCGGTTAGCAGAGCTAAGCGATAGTGATGAAATTGTCAAAGAGTCGGGGAAACTCAATGCCTACAAACAATTGGCAGAGGAACTGACACATTTTGGCAGACCAAGTAAAACCTCAAACAAGGAGAACGAATGATTAAGAAAACAGGTGCAGACGCTTTCAAGGAAGTATTCGGAATGTCGGACGCAGAAATTGATAAAGTCGGGACAGAGAATCCGGAAACGCTTGAAGCGCTCGGGAAGAGAGAGGCCCAACAGCCTGAGAAACCCGAGCAGCCTGCAGAAGCTGAACACACCGAAGAGGCTCAACAGCCCGAGCAGGTGGAAGAAGGAAAGAAAGCTGAAGAAGTCGTAGAGCAACAGCAGGAGCAGCTTCACGATGACAATGAGGACGCCATTGTGCCCTCGCAGGACGGCAAATACCATATATCTGTTGATGGAGAGGACTATGTCCTTCCGGATGGTATGGTGGTAAAACACTCTGACGGTTCGCTGGACAAGGATGCAGTTTTCAAGAAGCTCACAAAATCTTGGATACATGCCAGCAGGAAGATAGACAGTCAAAGAGACCAGCTCCGTAGTCTTGAAGAGGCAAGGAATGAAGCCTTCAACAAGATTGTAGAAAACAAGACAAAAGCAGAGAAGGTGGAATACACGGATGATCAGCTTAGGGATATGGCCCGCAATGACCCCAAGGCGTTCGCTGAGGCAGTAAACCAAATGAACGCCGCAAAGCAAAGCGAGCAGCAATCCAAGATAGAAGAAGCCAGAAAGAAAGACATGGAGCTATTCCAAGCCCAGTCCGATCAATGGTTCAAGCAGCACCCGGAGATTGATGACAGTATCAAGTATGAGCTTGGCAGACTGTTCTCCGGATATCCTCAAGACAAGCAGCAGAGAATGGTGGACAACCCTGACATTATGTGGGATGCCCTGTATGACAGATATAAGGCTATAATGCTCAAGGATAAGGTGGCATATACCCCGCCTAAGCCCACAACTCCCACAACACCCTCAAGGTCTGCCGCCCGGAAGAAGACTAAGAGTAAGGACGTTCTCTCTCAATATGATGAGAGCACGCAGCAGATTTTCAATGAAGTGTTCAGCAAATTTGACAAAAAAGACAAGGAGTAAATCATGGCAAAAAAACAGACAGTAGATATCAAGAGTAATGATAAATTCATAAGAAAAGGAATACATAAGAAAGTAGCATATCTATGCCCCCTCATTAAAAAATGGCTTGAAAAAGAAAGAAGACATGACGGCAAAAACTGGCATTTCTTTCTTGCCAGAGCTGACGAGGCAAAATACCTTGAAGCTAATGACGGTTATATCTATGTCTCAAAAGACATGGTAAAGAAATGGGCAGAAGATATTGAAGAGCAGAAAGGAATGAGAATCACAACCCCCCTGATAGGTGGCATGCATGTTGATGGAGATAAACTTGTCTCAAGGACAGGGCAAAATATCTTGATGATGTGTCCGCGGTCAGTGTATAAGTCTAAACTCAAGGAAGTGCGCGAGAAATCCCGGCTTATGGCCCGCAAAACAAATAAACTCAGCGACAGGGAAATATCCGCCAAGAGAGACCCATTCAACGGGGCTGAAGAAGTGAAGATCAAGGATGAAGTGACTGAAAAGATAAAGGTCACTCAGCCCAAAAAAAACAAAGGAAACAAGGAGGACTAAATGGCACAGAGTTTTGAACATCAAGGTGGTCCGGGTCTTATCAAAGAGTTTCTCTGCGCAGATAGCCAGACATTCGCCAAGGGCGATCTTGTCTATCTTGACGGCAGCGGACTTCTCACGATTGCCACAAACGCCACAGATTATATTCTGGGTATGGCGATTGAGGATATATCGGATTCCGGAACAGACGGAGACACCTATTGTAGGGTTCTGGTCGCACAGGCTGAGGATGTATTCCTTGGCACTCTGTCAACCGACTTTACAGTAGCCGCACTTGCCGCAAGAGGCAGCAGCGGGTATGACCTGAGCGGGGCAACCGAAGCTCAGAAGGTAAATGAAGGTGCAACTACAAAGAATATTTTCAATGTTGTTGGACCATATTGCAGAATTGACGAGACCGGCGATTATGATACCAATGTATTGGTTATGATAAGAGCAAGGCAATGGGACCAGTAAGGAGGTAAACCATGGCACATTATGCAGAAAATTTTGCAGCACTTCTTGAAGAAGGTCTCAAGAAAGCGACCTTGCACGATTATGAAGAGTGGGAGAAGGTATACCCGCAGATCGCAATCGTAGAGAAGACTCGCAAAGCACAGGAAAAGTATGAGGTTCTGGACGGATTCGGAACTTATCCCGAGACAGATCCCGGTGATGAGGGCGCTGAAACTGAAATCAGAATACTCGGAGAAGCCCAGATAAATGTCAAGACATTCAGTCAGACAGTATATCACGGCTACAATCTTTTTGAGGATGACCTTTACGGCGTTCTGAAAAAGGCAGCCAGAAGGGCAAGACTGGCCAAGATTAGAATGTATCAGACTAAGGATACTTATGTCTCAAACATTCTGAACAATGGCTTTGACAGTGATTATGCAGTGGCCTATGACGGCAAAGAATTCTTTGCAACCGATCATAGTTCCAATGCAGGAGATCAGGCAAATGAACCTGCAGTTGCCTCAGCACTTTCTTATGACACTCTCGGCGATCTAATCCTGATAGCCCGTTCACTGACGGACGATGAAGGACTGCCTATTATGGCAAGACCCAGAGAACTTGTCATACCGAATGCGCTTGAAGACACTGCTTATGAAATCCTTGATGAAAGGTGGCAGCCGAATAGTGCAAACTACAATTCAAACTGGATTAAAAACCACTATTCAAAGGTCGCACCTGTAGTCAATCCGTTCCTCACTTCTGATACGGCATTCTTCCTCAAGCTGACTGACCCCGGAAAGGACGGCATTCAGGTGAATGAGAGAAGAGGTCTGACAGAGGAAACAGTCAAAGAGCCGAAGAGGCTGCGCTTTGCAGTGACATATTACTGGAGAGCAGGATTTGGCGTAGTGAACTGGAGAACTTGGGTTGCCAGCCCGGGTGCATAAATCATTAACAGAGGGGCTTCTTGCCCCTCTTTGCAAGGAGGCAAAATGAAAAGACTGTATTTACTTGTCCTGCTGATAGCCGTTGCAATATGCGTGTATCCTGCTGGCAAAAACGTTTTGGATGTTCAAGTTGGAGATAGCTCAGGCGTTGCCCATTTTGATTCTGTGAGACTTGTCTATCTCTATGGAGGTGCAGCTTTAATTACAGATTCAGGCGGAGCTGATTCTCTATTAGCTTATGATGACAGTGACACGTTTAGAATTGTAGTTGACAACCCGCTCAAGCTGACAGGTTCTCTTATATTTACTGATTTCGTTTTCGGTAGCGGCACTTTTGGCACAGGCAAAACAGCTGATACCATTGAGAACACAGCTATAGCGGCTGGAGATTACGCGTTCATAACATGGACAAGTGCAACAGATTCAGTTTATGAAGTCGGTGGCGGATACCATGTTACAATCTTGGAAGACTCTATAATCGTTACAACGAGCTTTGAGGAAACAGGAACTACATACGATTATCTTGTCAAATAAACAAATGGCGGGCTCATGTCCGCCATTATTATAGGAGCGTGTTATGGACCTGAGAGAAATGAGAGAATACGTCCGATACCTTCTCCAAGAGGACGGGCAATCAGACCAGACATATTCTGACGGTGAGCTCAATGGATACATAAATGAAGCCTACAGAGAGATGATTAGGATTCATCCATATCCTGAAGATTTGTTTGAGCTAATAACTTCCGAGACATACAACACTACAGATGGTGATGAGACCGTTCCGACAGACTTTGACAGAG